TTCCTTTTCGATTGGTAGTTGCCTAGGCACTCTGCGATGCTGAGTGAGGATCAGCTAACAGTGCGCGTCGGTCTGAAATCGTGTCTGACTAGACTCAACTGCTCGCAATGACTGTATTTTGAGCGCGTCCAAACCCTGATCAGCTTGTCGCCAATCAGGCCTGGTGCCTTATAAAATGCTAGAGAAGTTTTCATGACGTGAAAATCGCTTTTCTTACGGCTTGATGGGCGCCCAATATTGTCAAGTAGGCTTTTTCGTAGGCTTCTGCGTTTGCGACTATTTTTAATGCCAAGGCTTCTGTCGTCTCGCCGAAACCACGAGCATCTGCCAGGGCTTGCAGTTGTGGTGCGGGCTTCGTTGTGTCCAACAAGTGCTCTTTAGCTAGCTTTTCTTGTTTATCCCAGCTTACTACTTCGCTCATCGCAACTTGTCCTGTAATCTCCTGGACATCTGCTTTAAACTTTTTATCCAGGTTTTCCAATGCAAACTTTGCTTGATTTGATTTAACAGCAAGTGCAAAAAACTCATCAAATGTGAGCTCGGTCATGCTAATTTCGACTGGCTGAGCGGCTACTAGCGCATCTATTTCGACTTGATCGCCATCGAGCATGACCACATTCGTATCAAACTCTTTAATAGTTAGACTGTTTGCGCCTGTATCATTAAATCTGAGCGTTGTGTGTGCAGTTTGGATTGGTGTGAATTGATAGTATTTAGCCATTGTTGTACCCCTTTTGGTAAGTGATTAAAAATAGTGTGCCCATTTAAAAACCGAGCGTAAAAGTTTATGGTTGCGCTGTGCTTCGCGTGACCTATTAAACTGATAACGCTATCAATCTTTTGTTGTTTTACCGATTTTTTAAATTTTAAAACGCTATGTTTGCGCACAAACTTGACTGACCGCCATGAGCGGTAGCCAACAAAATTGATGCCGCGTTTTATTTTGTTGATTGTCCAGTGACTTAGTTCGAGTTTTAGCTCGTTTTTCACAAATCGTTCGCACTGCTCCTTAAAAAGCTTTGCTTCGCTAAGTGTTAAGCCGATTGCGATAAAGTCATCCACGTAGCGCACATAATGCTTTGCCTTTAAAATGCGCTTAACGAAGTGATCCAACGGATTTAAATAGATTAATGCATAAATTTGGCTTAATAAATTGCCAATCGGGATGCCTATTTCTGACTGAATCTCGGCAAATACACACATTAAATCCAAAAACCGTTTATCTTTAATTTTGCGCTCAAACAGCTTGCGCAAGATTGCGCGATCAACACGATAAAAGAATTTGCGGATATCAAGCTTTGCATAATAACTGTCGCCGCTATATTTCCGCATTGCGCGTTGGGTGTACTCGCTAGCTTTGTGTGTGCCGCCGCCTTTTCGGCACGCATAAGACTGATCGATAAAAGTTCGGTCGAATATCGGGTAGATCACCTGATAGATTGCATGCTGCACAACCAGATCTCTGAAATGCGGGGCATGAATCAAGCGGCGCTTTGGCTCAAAAACCTCAAATGCTCTCAATGGTTGTGGCTTGTAACTGCCATCCATTAATGATTTATGCAGTGCATCCATTTCAGCGCCGAGATTCAATTCAAACTCAAAACACTCAACCTTCTTAGACTTGCCTTTTTTTGCGTTTAAAAATGCTTGATAAAGCATTGGCTTGGTAAAAGCCTTATCGTATAAATAACCAGTTCGTTTTGGGCGGTTAAGATTTTCGGCATTGCTACTCAAATTAACCAGGCCTGCTCTAGTTCGCTTATCGCTGGACAATCCATCCCTGTGTTGCACTGTCTCATTATTTGAGTTTGAGCTATGTGTAACAGAGTCCGAGCCGCCCACATTGTTGTTCGAGTTCGACGACGCATTGTTGAGATTGCGCGCAAAAACCCCGGCATCGGAGACATTGTTCCAATTGGCGCCGGATAGCGGGAGCTTGATGGATTTACCCATATTCAAGTTGCCTCGAATTTTTTAACCCAGGCGCCAATCATGCGACCAAGCTCATCAACTAGAGCGGATATTTTCATAAACCGCTCCTGTGGGTTCGCTTTTTCGACTTTTGCGCCGTCTCGAAACTTGAAATACCCCAACTCAAATGCAAGATGCAGCTGCATTCTCAGTTGTTGGTGGGCTATATCAAGATTTCTAAGGGTTGTTTTCTTTTGATACCGCTTAACGCCCTCAGTAATCAGGTCATAAATGCGGTACGCCGTTGTTCTTATTTGGTTACACAGCGCATATTTTTCGTGATTTGGAAAATGATTAAGATACATATTGAGCAACTTAACCGTTTCGATATATTTACGAATTAATGCCGTGTCCTGTCTAGTATGTTGTGCCATCGCTATCGCTCAGGCTACAGGGAAACACAGGCCGAGCCGCCCACATTGTAGAACGAGTTCGACGACGCAGCGTTGAGATTGCGCGCAAAAACCCCGGCATCGGAGACAGGGTTCCAATGGGCGCCGGAGAGCGGGAGCAGATTCATACGCCAGTAGCGATAAAGGCCGTCTTGCCCAAATTGATTTGTACCTGCTGCCGATACTCCTGTTAATAGCGGTAGACCAGCGCAAGCCCTGCGAAGTTCCAGTTCAGTTGCTCCAAAGTCAAACACTTGTTCAGCGCCATTACCAAACCGAATCCAGCCGTCATTTCCATCGACCAGGCCGGTTAAATCGAGGTCGTCGTATAGCGCTGCATCGTGCAAGTTCGAGGCTGTAATATTGTCAGGCGATACGGTGGTTTTTAAGATTTTGAAGATGGCGTCCGTGTCGTTTAGCTTTGTAAGCCCGATATTAACGCGCCACATATTACCGTTTACATCGGCGACACCGCAGGCCTGGCCGTTATGTGTTGTTTTTGCGAAAGGAAAACCGCTCCCCGTTAACGCACAAGAGGGATAAGTGGCATTTCCAGCGCTCATATAAGATACTGAATTATCGTTTATGTCACCAAGCGCGTTATTGTTGTTGCCTTTTGGCATATATGGAAGTACGTCTTTATATGCACAAACGCTGGTATTTGTACTAGCTTCTGCGTGTGCAAGTGCAAGAACCGCTATAGCGTTAGCCTCGAAGACTGTTTCCGCATGAGCAGTTGCCGTGCGCCCAATGATAGCTGTTATCATCCCCGCATAAGTGTTTGTTGGAGCGACGGTTAGCGCGCTGATGGGATTGTTTGCTGCACTAGTTGATAAAGGTGGCTCGCCAATTTTCGCAATCGCTTTGCCGTCGACATTACTAACATGACATTTGTCGTGGAAGAATCCTTTTGTGCAGTGTCTGAAAGCTTCGTGCGCTACATATCCAGCCGCTGGATATTTACTTACAAGCGGTGTGTTACCTGACCATTTAAACCAAAACTTAGGAATAAAGACCATCTGACTACCGTCAGGGTCGAAATAATTCCCGTAATTCGGGGACATCTGGTCGTTGTGACCAGACGTGGCCGTCCAGCCCGCAGGAATATCAGCATCTCTTAATGCACCGACGCCAAATCCATAAGTGCCTGGTGTGCCGATAGTGTAAGTGTCGCTATCGATAATGTCATCGCCAGCGGCTTCAAGTTTTGAGAGTGCAGCGGTTGCGTAGCTAATCGCTTCAAGCGATGTTGACGCTGAAATCGCTAGATTTAAACGATCGATTAAAAGCGCTTTAACATCATTAATGCCGTTTAAGTTTGTTGTTTCAGCGAGTTTTGCAAGTGCAGCAGCTGCAAAACTTAAGTCTTCAATATTTTCTGATGTGGATGCGACATCATTAATGCGCGTAATCGTCATTTCCTTTGCTGATTGAATGCTCATAGCTTGTCCTTATAATAGCGATGATTGAAATGAGCCGGTGCAATCATGAATGCACCGCTAAGTATTTGATTAATCATAATGTTATCTCCGTTATAAAGTTGTTCGTAAATTCAGGCCGAAAAAATCAGTTTTGTTTCTTTGCAAGATTTTTTGTGCATCCGTCAAAACCAATGCCCCCACGTCGCTTGCTGCCAAAATAGCGGCATCTCTAGCTTCTTGAGCAGTGGTCGCCGCTGTTTGCGCAAGGGTTTTGTTGGTTTCGCTGGCTTGTTCTGATTGCAAAGCCGCTGCCGATGCGTTGCCTGCCGCCGTTGCGCTTGATGCTGCACTATTTTTACTAACCAGCGCTGATTGAGCATCGTCGTTAACGTCCTCTGCTGTTTGATTGGCTTCAGAACCAAATGCATTAAGTTTTATAAACGTGTCATAACTTTTGTCTTCAATATCTGAAACACTGTCGGCTGGGGTTGGTGGGTTAAATATAGTCGTTATCATTGTGCTGTCCCTGTCAGTTTTAAACTTGTATAGGCGTGTAAGTTGTCTGAGAATTGACTTTCAAAGTCGTCGTAATAAGCTTTAAGAATGGTGGATGTGTAGCGCTCACTGAGAATCCAAAGCACGGGGATGCCGTCGATCTCAACCATATCATCTTCAAACCCTGCCACGCGCTCGGGCGGCATCACTAAGTTTAAACCAACCCGTTTTGATGATGCGAGGCGCTTAACCACTATGGTGTTGCCAAACGTATCTTCGGTGCGAGCAGTGTAAGTTTTTCGTCTGCTTGCGAATTGCCACTGCACATTGCCATAAATTTTTCGCTCGCCCAGCATAAAGTCACCAACGGCGATCTCAATGCTAGGGTCACCCGTAAAAACAACCTCTATGGTTTGATCTTTATATTGAGGTAAATTTGTAAAAACGACATCTGAAGTGAAAACGTGCTTCCCAAAAAACATATCGTAAATACTGTTGATTTGGCGTTTGTATGCGATTCTGGTATCTGTCCAAACCGCGACACCACCTACTTTTGCGGTGACGGTTATGCTTTTAACATTTTCTAAACCGAGTGCCGAAAAAGTATTGGTGAACCCTGGCAGATCAACCGTTAAACTAATTGTCTCGATAGCACGAGTTTTTGTACTGATTTTGGAATCGAACATTGACGCGCGATTGCTGGGTATTCCCAAGTCAACCCAAGACGTGCCCAATGGATCAGCCGGGTTGTTCCCAAAATTATTGTCAGCTAGCGACTCATATATAGTGCTTCCAAATTCATCCAAAACCACCCAGGCACTCTTGGGGTAAGTCGTGCCAGATAACCATATTTGCTCATCTTGAGTCACGCTATAAGCGGTTAAAACATCTGTAGTAATTGCCTTGCCGGGCATCACAGTTAAGCTCATGCGATCACCTCAACGCTTTGAGTGTTTTGGAAGTTTGGCAAACCATCAACAACCCAATCATCGAATCGGTCATCAATATCTCTTAATAAGCCGATGAGTGTTGAGTTAGCAGAGTTGTTGGCACTGGTAAGATTGTTTATATCAGCACGCAAAGCTCTTATTTCTGCAATCAGTTCTGAATTGTCTAGCAGTGACTGGGTTTGAGCATTGTTGATGATTCGGCTAGGGCCGGTGTATTCGATTTCAGGGCCTCGCTCACCGACTATGCGTAATCCACCGGTGTGGATGCCACCGGCTGCGAATGCTGGCATGGAGTTTAAAGCTTCTTTTGCTTTTGCTAGTTGCTCTGCGACGTCATAATATCTAGCAACCTCGCTCGACAGTCCTGATACCTGCGCCCATTGTTCATCCGCTGCTTCTGCTGCGATCTGCAAACTTTTAGCTTGGTCAGCGCTTGCTCTTGACTGTGCGTTCTGAGGCGAATAAAGCCCATAGTCTCTATAATCCAAATGCGATTGCCATGCAAGATCCATATACATATCGCGCAAAAACTCAGCATCTGTAGCCTCTGCCGCCGCCTTTTTCGCTTCAAAGTCCGAAACTTCAGCGGCGGTGATAGGTAGTGTGTCTAGTCGCTGTTGAGCTGTATTAACGGCTGATTGCAAAACAGACTGTTGCTGCACTTTTGAGTTGTAGCCAAGCGCTTCGGTTAAAACCCCCATTGCGCTGATTGTGCCGGCGGTATTTGCTGTGATGGTTTCCAACTCAGATAATTGCGATTTGGCTTTTTCTCCGACTGCATCAGTTTTTAACGCGGTGTCGGCAGCCGCGGCAGTAGTTAAGTCAATCGAGTCGATCACCCCGTCCGCACCGGCTAAGGCTTCAAAAACTTTTTTCAATTCGGCATCTGAGGCCGTGCCAGAATAAATACTGTCGAATTCGTCCTTTGTGATAGTTTCGCCAACGATTGGAATAAGGGCATCAAAATTGTCTTTTAAGCTTGCTGCATAATCAAAGCCCAGGGTTTCGGTTTGTAATGCAATCGCTTGTTTAATCTCGTCTGCAATATATTGCTGGGCACTGACTTGCTCTGGCAATGCGTTTAAGTCAGTGATAACGCTTGCTTTTACACGCTCGTAATCCAGCGCGGTTGTTGACTTGGCCAGAGCGTCGTCTAAATATGCTTGTGCTGATTGAGTGATTGAGCTTAAAGCGTTTTGGTCGCCACCTTGGGCTAGCGATAAATCGCTGGCATAACTGGCGCCGGTTGCCGATGCACCCAACACCAAAGCAGCAGTAAACTGTTTAATCGTTTTGAACGCACCGCCAAGGTTACCCAGCACACCAGACAAAGCAGACTGATAGCTGGACTGGGCCGCTTTTGCTTTATCGATTGCAGCCGCTTCATCTTGTAGGGCCCACAAGCGTTTTTGCTGTGCTTTTAACAATGGGTCTACCGCCTTCAATTCTTGTTCACGTTGATATGCCAAAGCTTGCTGCGGATCAATCATGTCAAGCAATGCCGACTTTAAAGATGATGACTGAGACTCAAATACCATGTATTGACTAACCAGGGCTTTTTCAGCATCCCGCACGATCTGCTCGCGAGCCTGCCTTTCTTGGTCGGCGATACGCGCGTTTTGCTCGCGAGCCTGCCTTTCTTGGTCGGCGATACGCGCGTTTTGCTCGGCTATACGCGCTTTTTCATCTGCTGCTTTAGCCGCTGCTTGCTGCTCAGCTTGGGTTTCAGCTGCTAATCGCTTCAGAGTGTCTGTTAAAGATTCGCCTTGATACCGCATATCTTCTAAGCGCGGACGTAACCCGCCAATCGAATCAATCGCTTCATCAGTTACCTTTCCCACCGCATCGGCCATTGCACCCCGAATATCGCCATCTTTCCCTGCCGAGACTTTAACGTTTGTCGAAAAATCATTGGCTAAGTCATAACCGATTTGATTTGCGATTGTGTCGATATCCCTCAACAAGCTGTTGACCGTGACGCCTAGGCTATCTGAGATGTCAGTAGTATTGGTTTTGGTTTTTGAACTGGAGAAAAGGCCGCCAGACTTTTTACTTGTGACCGCTTGCTCGGCACTTACATAGTCAAGCCCCCCGGACAGAGAGATTTCTGCATTCTTGCGCTTCCAATCACCGCCGAATAATGGCTTGCTGATTGCACCGCCTGTCACTTGATCGATTGCGATTGCACCCAAAAGATATGGCGCAACCGTTGCAGTACCCGCAGCCAAGCTTCCAGAGGTTGTGCCAAATGCTTCAGCCGTCATGCTTGCGCCAGCCGTGCCAAACTCAGCAGTTTGTGCGGCAAGCATGGATGCTTGTTGTGATCCGGCACCCGCCATCATTGATAGGCCGTAACCGAGTCCTTGACTAAGCAAGTTCAAACCGGAGGACTGGCTATCCGTCCCCATTGCGGACATAATAATCGGTTTAGTAATAGCGGCATGCGCCATTTCGGCGAGCATGCGCTTAAAAGACTCCTGAATAAAGTCAAATGCAGTCTTAGAGCCATCCGCAACGTCATACCACATTTGAGCAAAGCCGTCATCTAAACGCCGGAATAAATTCTCGTAGATAACATTGCGCGCTTCAGCAGCGGCTTTTTCTGACTCCAAAGCGGTCTTATTGGCTTTCTCAAGTTCAAATAGTGCCTTGGTTTCTACACCGATCGCATTGATTTGGTCGCGACTGTATCCTTTGTTAGCAGCTGCTCTCATCGCTTCTGCCGCCGTGACATCGGCATTAGTCAACTTGTACTTGATCATTCCAAAACGCAGTTGCTCGATGTCGCTTGCATAAGCTTTATTGATTTTATTTAGAGCTGCTTGAACCTTGGCGTCGGCTTCTAGCTCTTTGCGGTATTCTTTGTGATACTGTTTAGATGCCTCATTCCAAGCCTTCTCGTTTTCAGTATTTGCTTTGGCTATTTCAGCGACCATCGTTTCTGAGTATTTCATGGCGGCTGCTATTTCAGCTTCGACCTTATCGATCCCATCAACGATGGTGACCTCTTCAGTCATATCAGCCAGTTTTTGTTTTAAGGCATTTAATTGGGCTTCGTATTGTTTAATCATGCCATCGGCATAGGCTGCACCAGCGTATGGCTTCAGCTGATTTATTTGCTGGTTAAGCAGATCGATTTCGGTTTTTGTTGTGCGAATATGAGTGTTGTAAGTATTAATTTCGTCTTGAGCTGTTTTACCAAACACCTGTTGTTGCAGTTGCTCAGCTTCTTTGCGCAGGGTTTCAGTATTTGTAAAGGCACGATAAATTGAGTTAGATAACTTATCTAACACACCGATTGAAGTTGTTATAACTCCGTTCGAGCTTTCACCAATAGCATTAAAAGCTTTATCCCAATTATCTTGCAAGTTTGACAGTTGACCGCCAACCGTTTCCATCTGTCTGGCCATGCCGCCCGCAAAATTCACTTCGCCCAGATTGACTAGGTAATCTTCAATTTCAGATGCATTTTTAGCCACTTCAGTGGTGACACCACGAAATGTAAACTTGACGTTTTCGCCCTCTGATCGAGCCTTGATACCAAACTCTTTTAACCGCTCAAATTCACCTGTGGCAGCATCCGCAACCGCTTCTATCATTTGGTTAAGAGATTTACCCATAGATGATGCGGTATCACCGTATGAACGCATGGCGCGCTCTGAAGATTTAAGGCCAAGCGCCTCCATCTTGATGAATGAGTCGGTTACTTCTGATAGTTGAAAAGGGGTGGTCGATGCAAACTGTTTGATTTGAGCGAAGGCTTCGTCGGCTGCAACAGTTGACCCCGTTACCGTGACCAATGATGCTTTTAGACTGTCAAATTCTTTGGTGACAGCAAGTACGTCTGATGCAATGGCGGTTAAACCCCAACCAGCAAATGCCAGTGCGCCATAATGACCAATTTTCTTGAGCGATGCGGACATTGCATCAGTTTTTGTTGTAGTATCAGTCGCTTGATTTTTGACACTCTTTAAGTCATTATTAACATCCTTGACGAACCCAGATACATTGCCGTCTGCATTGATCGTCAATTTCACTGAAAGGTTGTTATTATTCATGACTCATTACACACCGTTTGTTTTGATTGTTACACTGGTTTTATTAACTGGTTTGACCATGACGCCACTGGCGCCGGTCGCAAAAATATTGTTTATAGCGCTTTTCTTGTACAGCAGCTTTTATTCTGTATTCAGGCTCTTTATTCGCCGTTAAGCAGTGATAAAGCCGCACGCTCAATAGTTTGTAGCTTGTCGAATAGGGTGTCATGATCTTCGTTCTTAAAGACTCGCCGCATAACTACTTCCGCTGCTTGATAATTCAAACCTGTCCTAACCGCACCAGCCATACCACTTATGTACTGCCACTGTGTTTGCAGCCTCAAAAACAAGTTGATTGCAGCCCAGTTTTCTTCTAGCACAAAATAGTCTTGTTGCTGTGCCACCTCGACTTGAGGTGCATCTTCAAACATCGATGCGAGTTGATCATTAACATCGCCTGCATCGATTTGAGATTGCTTAGGGATTAAGTGTTTGACTGCTCCAACCAGGTTCGCTGCTTCTTCGCAAGATTCTCGTTTCCCAGCGCCCACGCGCTAGCAATCAAGCCACTCAGCTGAGCATCATCTTTTACCGCTTTAATCGTCTCTTCCGGGGTTAAGGTGCGGCCGGTATCATCAGTTAATTCCAAACCACTAATGCTTGTAATTAAGTCAACTACCTTGGCATCTTCATCTTTTTTGAGTATGCGCATTTCTGCAAAAAAAGACTGCATCTCTTCGCCAACCGGAACAGGTACTTCGATTTTTTGAGTGCGATTTACGTTTAATTTAATAGCCATTTAAGACTCCTAAAATTTGAGTTAATTGGGTTATAAAGCCTGGTTAAATTGACCAGGCCTGGTGGTTTTTAGTGGTTACGACTGGGTGATGGTTAAATCGGTGTTGGCCGTTAAAGGCTTAATGTCGGCGACAACGTCGACATTGGCGATTTCGCCATCCCACGACACTTTGGCCGTTTTGACTTGTAAATTTGGCACATTAACAGTCAATGTGCTGCCAGCAGCTGTGCCGTGTACTGCATTTAAAGCACCTTCAGTGTTGGCCGAGGCGTTTTGCAAAGCCGTAACTAGCTCGGCATCGGTGGTTCTAAAGCTGAGATTAACTGACCCTTGACGGCCAACGATTTCAACCTCTTCTTTCTCCGTGTCTTCAACAAACTGAGTCTGCACACCCAAGTCGATTGACAACTTAGACATCCGCACCGCGCTGTTTAAAAACGTGACCGATGCGGTAGCTTTAGTTTGACCTTGAGGTGCTTTAAATGCAGAGTGATCCACACCAGCCAAAGCCGTTGTTTCCACCGTTGGGTCTTGATAAAGACTCATCAGATCGAATTTGATAGACGGAATCGTCTGGGCATCGAGGTTAAGAGTGAATTTACCGCGTGCACCAGGCAAAACCTGTTGCAGCTTAGCAATGCGATACAAGATTGTTGCTGACTCAAAAGCGGTGCCGATTGGCGTGTATGTCACATCAGTTGCACCGATCACTTCACCCATGCCACAAGCGCGCAACAATTTTCCCCAAGCAGGAGGGGTAGCAGCAGCGCCCGAACCCGCAAATTCAACACCAAATGATGCCGAGTTTTGGCGAGATACAGTGGTACCGCCCTGCGCACCCATATAGCCGACCACGTTATTTCGGCCAACAACATTGTTATCGAGCATATTCACAGTCATGTCTTGCGCCAAAATCGAGTCTGACCCAGTGCCAATTACTGGCGTGCTGTAAACGGTTTCCATCGCTATCGCTAGTACCTGGTTTTGTTTTCTGAGTAATTCAGCCATTACTTAACTCCTTTTGTCGGCGCGACTTTATCCTGCGCTGGTTTCTTAACTGGTTTACCGTTTTGAACGGTATAAGAGCCGCCTTCATGCACCTGTGTGGATGCTTTTTGAGACTCGTATTCGGTTGGTTTTTTCATAACAAATCCTCTTTAGTAATCATTCTTCGGGTGCGGAATCTCTCAACCCAAAATAAAGCGCCGTTGGCAAAAACCAATAATTCAGCGCCTCCTAACACAAATGGGTCAAAGCCGTCAGGTGTCCAACCGAAAAACTGTTGGCGCACTATTAGGCGTTTGGGTGTTAAAGTTTCTTTTGCTGCCGATCCATGACGGTCATTTACTGATCTAACACCGATGACAACCCCGAAAACTTGATCTTCAAATTGCACCGGATCGCCGATATCTCTTACATTCTGATCAGGTAAGCTTGACAACTCGCCCACCCAAACCGCAGTTTGTCCGCGAATCGATTTAGCCGTCAATTCGGTTAAAGCAACTGAGTCTTCGACCGTTGCAAACTCGCCTGTAGCAGTAAGCTTGGCTTGCATTTGCTGCACGACATCCATCAAATAAACCCGCCTGAGTTTTTACGACCCCAAACCGCTGAATCTGACTGCATTTTTACCGTTTGTGATGTGCTAGTGGCTTCTGCTCCATCGGTGTCAACACCGAGTTTCACCAAGCCCTTAGCAACGTCCTTCAAAAACCGCAAAGCATCTTGATAGGCTTTATCAGCAGCTTCGTTCAATTGACCATCATGCAAGTAATAGCGTGCAAGTGTGCAAGCAATACGGTTTAACACTTTGGGTACCGGATTAAGTGGCAGGGCATAACGCCCACCCAGATACGACTCAATTTCCGCCTCAGCATCGACAATCGCTTGCTCGATGACTGCGGCATCAATTGCTTGGCCACCTGGGTTCGATAATCCGATTAACTCCCACTCATCAAAGCGGGTTTGCATATCGGCAACCGTGCAATAGGTCATTACTCAGCACCGCCTTGTTGCGCTTGATACAGCTCCCATGCAGAGTCTCGTTCTTTTGCAGAGACACTACCGCTATGCATATTTTCGAGTGCGGACGTTTGTGGTTTACCGCCGTTTGTCCACAATTCTTGTTTGTCGACATCAAGCTCGCTGATCAATTCAACTAAAGATGCAATCTTGTTAACATCACTTTGACTATCACCTTCATCATCCGATTGCTCTGATTCAACGACTACTAAATTTGGTTCGGACTTGAGCGTTTTGATTTGGTCTGCTGTTAAAGCAGACGCTAGCACAATCGATTCCTTAGCTGTGAAGACCAGGCCTGCACGTCTAAAACTGGGTGTTACTGATCGGATTTTTAATACCTTTTGAGTTGCCATAACAATTCCTTATTTTTTAGGATATCTAGGCCTGTTTGACCAGGCCTGGTTATTATTAAGCTGCGCCAGTTGAGCCGTAAGCCATCTGCCAGAAGCCATAGCCAGCCGCCATTCGTGCTTCAGCACCAAACTTATACTGTTTATGCATGAACACGGATTCACTGTTGATATCAGTCATCGCGACGGGTACCGGCTCTTTACGCACTTGTAAAATAAATGGCTTAATCGGCTTAGTGGTATCCAATAAGAACCATGCAGTTGTAGAGGTTAGACCCGGCATAACAACGACCTTAGCGGTTCCCTTGTAAAGATTGGTTTTACCATCTTCCAAGCGCTCTGCGGTCATCAAGGCGTTAGCCACATCTTCTAAAGCAGGGGGAACGACCAGGACATCTGGATTGATATTCAACGATCGACCCTCTTCATCCTTCATACTGCGCAAGGCAGTCCGGGCAGCGCCATAAGATGCTTGAGCGGCAGCCTGCGTTGCAATTGACAGAGCAGCGGTGCCTTTATTACTCACACTAGCCCCATTGACAGCATGATCTGTGTCAAAGAAATACTGACCGTCATAGCAAAGTTGGGTAAACCCACCAGCTACCAATTCAGTGATTAGCTCATCCGGCAATGCCTTGGCAGACATCCCAGCCATTTCGGCTTGTGGCCCATAGATCCCTAAAGTATCGTCTTCAACATCATTTCGATCCACTTCAACAGTCGCTTCAAAGTCATCATTGATGATCGTATATTGATGCGCTTCAAGCTGTTTGACGTTCTTCTCGCCAACCCATTTACGCATCCTCGGAAACTTGCTCAGCCAGACATAGCTGTTTTCCGATGTGGTTGATGTGACCTTCATAGCCACTAATTGCCAAACAGTCGGTGCCGCTGCAAATGCTTTATTGAAGGATGCCGTTAGGTTTTTAAAAACCGTAGCGATTGTATTCTTGTTAACTAACATAGTGGTATCTCCTTATAAGTTAGTTGTTACTCAACCCAGACGCCGTCTGAATCGATTGCGACAATAGTACCCGCGGCAGAGCGCGTGCCGGTTCCGTCGGTTGCTGCCACAGTTTCGTCATCGACGATGTAGCAGGTTGCCCCGAGGTTCGCTTGAGTGATTGAGCCATCGTTAGCCCAGTCAAATGCGACACCACGACGAACTTTAACGTGCTTAGCGCCGTTAGCCCCCGCTGAATTGTCGACGTACTCATCTGCGCGCCCAAAGTACTTCAGTCCTGTTGCAGTTGATCCGGGTGCGGCGTAACCTGATGCATTGATTACCACCAATGAGCCGGCAAAAATCTCGCTGCTGGCCGCAACGGCGACAGCGATTACGCTGGTGTTCATGTAAGAGGTGTTTCTGTCTTTAGCTAGTGCCATGATTTCTCCTTATCCAGCGTATTTCGCTAGGTCATCTGGTGTATTACCGAACATAGCCATCACTGACTCGTCCACTTTTGTTAGTGCTGCTTGTTGATCGCCTTTACCTGGATCAGCGTCCGCTTGAATACCCGTAAAGGCGGCGATTGGTGCTTGCCCCGAGATATATTTAGTCAGTGCAACAAAGTTTGATTTACCGAGACTGGTAGCCCATTCCTTTTGAGCAGGGATTAAAAGTCCGTTCTTTAAGGCTTCGTCGACGACGCCTTCAACGCGCCCTTCATTTGCTTGAGCGGTTAAGATTGCTGCTTGAGCCTGTAAATCCTTCATTACTTCAATCGGCACAAACTTCGCTGGATCAGGATCAGCTTCGACCTGAACGGTTAAAGCAGCAATCTTTGCTTCTGACTTAGTCGCAGTTGATTGCAAAGCTGTCAAAGCTGCAACAGCTTCATCCTCGGTTGCATCTTTAGGCAACCCGAGCAGTTTTAAGAGCTTTTTCATGGGTTTCTCCTTAATGGGTTTTGGTTGGTGGTTAGATAGTTGATCAAATTGTTTTTGGGTCAAGGTCGCAAGGCTCTGCATGCCGTCAAGTCCAGGCGAGTTGGTAATGGCAGCCATAGCGACATTGAGCAATCGACCCGTCTTGGGTTCATAAGCTGCCACAGGTGATAAGTAGCGGTATTCACCATTCAAAATGGCTTTTTTGGCCCGTGATGTCCATTTGACATCAACAGCCCAAAGACCAGAGCCGTCACGCCACTCCATCTTTTTAAACCAAGCCGCAGCAGGGGCAGGTTGGCCGTTACGCTCTTTGTTCAAGGTTTGGTGCTCATAGTCAATAACAATGTCATTTTTGAGTGCAGCGGCGTTTTTGATTAGGGTCGCGGCGATGTCCGCATCGATTAGCCAACCTTCCTTGGCATCATGTGGACGACCATCGACCGACCGGAAGCGACCAGCTGGTGTCAGTTGGATTTCAGTTGGTACCTGTTTAGGTGTAAGTGATCCGTCCTGGACAAGACCAAGACTTAAACAAGCAATTGCGATTTTGTTTGAGTTTTTTGTTTTCATGCCTCCAGTTTAGAGGCATGTTAGAAAGGTGTTATTTCAAGGGTTTGAGAGGTTTTTACTACTGTTGAACATTCTCAATAATTGCATTTCCATTATGGTTTTCAATGATTTTTTATTACTGGAGCATGGGATAGCGTGTGTATAAATGCTTGATAGATTCGCTTAAAGTGCGTTTAAATTTTTTGTCACGCGTTTAAGTCTTTTTAAGATATGGCATTGCTTAGGTTTTTTGTTAAAGTCGCTCAGATCGCTTTATTTTGCGTTTAGCTGATTTTCGATAAATACGGACAGATTATCTAGGATTTCTTCATGATCTTGAGTAGATATTCCAATAAACGGACGGGCTGGGATATTTCCCCATGGTAGCGGGCCGTTACGGTTTGACCGACCAAAAGCACCTTGCTTAGCCCCGAACTGATGGACTGCTGCATACTTACGATCTGATCCGAACTCCAAACTGGTACCGCCGTGCACCAACTGATAAGCCAGCTCACGATGTAAATCACCGCTTTCCATTAACACCTTATCTCGATTCTTCTTTTTGCGAGCTAATGTGACTGGGGATAGTGGAGCAAAATGTCGACCATCAACATCAACACCATTTTCAAGGCGCTCTCTGGTGTTATTGGTTAAGGTTTCACCAATACCTCTAAGCGCTGCCGCTAAATCAAAACTGCTTAACCTTGATAGAGTCTTGCGTACCGCTTTGTCATCTACTTCTACTGTAATGCCTGTCATTTGCTATTTATCCTTAAAACGGTTAATCTATACTTAGCTGGATATTTAACTTGCTGTGCATGGCTATAAGTTTCAGATCGAGTGTGGCGCAGATGCACATGCGCCACTCTTATTTCCCAATGCCTATCAAATCCCCAACTCTCTCTTTGTTTAACTGCTTTGGTTTTACTGGTACCATTGTCCAGCCTGTTAGCACACCACCATCAACATTTAGGACAATATAAATCGATTTACCACGGAACTCATAAGCACTAATGATTCTGCGTCTTATAACCACTTGGCCGTTGATTTTATGTTGCTCAAAGTTCTGCCAAACTTCATACGGTTCGTTCAGTGTTTGAATCATCATTGGCAAATAGACACCCCTGTTTGCTTTGAGATGGCTAGCCAAAAACTCAGCATTAATCAGGACAGGCAATCCAGATACATCAAAAACTTTGGTGTCACCACCTATAAGCATCTTCAGCATTTCGGTTTTGTCAGTGTTTAAATCCAAACCTTCAGGTGGGTGGTATTTTGCGAGAGGTATCTCTTGAGGCCCCCCGAAGTCCTGCCACGTTGTTGCAATCAAAGGTTGCCATAGTTTTACATTCTCAAACTTTGACCTTATATCGTCATAGACACGTTGCTGCATAACCTCACCCCATGCCGCTCTTCCTGGGTTGTAAGCAAAACCAGCATCAACCCCTTCAGCTACTTTGACGATGCGAGGATTAGTTCGAACCCCAACAGTCTTGTCTCGCCAAACAGTGTCAGGAGCTTTAGAAACGGTTAGTCCTTTACGCTCAATATCTCTTGCTGACAGAGTCCGCACATAACACTGACAACCCCAACCGTTGGGTGGGTAGTGAACATCCCACCAAGGATCATCAGCCATTAGCACCATGCCATCCCACCACAAATGGTTTTGACGGGCGTTCTCAGAGGCAATGGAATGTTTATATTGCCAATAAGGCCGTGAACGCTTAACTTGCTGCATTTGTTGATATCGACCAGCGGAATAGGCTGTGCGAAGGTTGGTGTCGTAAATCACTCTGGTGCGCCAATTACGACCACCGTTATAGCTCCACCCATGTTTTTTAACAATCGTATCAAACTCTTTACGGAAGTCTGTCAAAGTGCTTTGACCATTAATGCCCTTGGCTATGGCTTGCTGAAAATCGGCTAATAAATCATCTTTCATAGCACCAGCAACAACAAACGCTTTAGCGTGTTGCTGTTGCCAGATATCTGACCAAGTGGCTGAGGGTAGTCGCAATTTGTTTTTGAAAAAGTCTATTTTCTCTTGGAATTTAATAGAGCCATATTTCGTTTCAGGCATTTTTAAACCCCGCTTAAAGCTTCTTCAAAGACGTCATAACGACCTTGTAATTCTGCTAAAACCATCGCCTGAGCCAATAGGTCTGCCATTTGGCTCATATCCTGATTTGCTAAATCTAGCAAACCTTGTTGCATACCCTCAAAGCTTTCAGCCGTCTCTACCAAAACGCGCAATTGCTCAACCAAGTCGGTAGCTGCTGGGTCAGCAGCAGTCTCTAAATCGCTTGATATCTTGTCGGCGGCTGTAATAGATTGTGGCTGGGCATTAAGAGCAGCTGTCTTACAGTCACCGCACTGACACCCATTAACCGCTGATTCATTAACTAGTGCGGCTGTGTTAGCTGCTTGCACCGACGCTGACTGTAAAATATCCTCTTCATCTTCATCTTCAGGCTCTGGGATTTGGGTTTGTTTATGTAGCCACTTTTTACTGATACTCATCCCCATTTGTTGCAGCTTTGGGATAGAGTCTGCAAGCAGCTTAATGTCTTCCGCTTCTTCAGTAATGAATTCGAATTTTGGACAGCGGAAAAAGCTGTGGATGCCGTTCTGATTGAAAACCACCATCGGCCAGAGCAAGTCGCGAGAGAGTGTCTTGGCGATTTGGCGCAAGTCGGCATCACGAATGTCGTAACGGACTTCGTTATGTATTTGACCCAGCGCATAAGCGCCGCCACTGTCAGTGCCACTGGTTAGCGTTGCGCCCAGAATGGCTTTTGAGATTGTGCGCTCAGCCCAATTAACCAGCGCCAAGAATGGTTCAGACTGGCCTTTTGCAGCCTCTTTGAACTCTAATGCCATTGAATCCGGTATGATGCCGGCAGCATTGTGTCCGATCTCCACTACGGCTTGTAGTAATCTGGATTTTTCATTATCCGTTGCGCCGGATGGATATTTACCCAGCCGCAATGGCAGGCCGTAAATCTCCAGAAACTCTGCCAAGTCGCGCAGCGAATAGTTTTTGAATAGGTAAGGCCAGGCCAGGGCGCGAACCAACCCGGCTCGACCCAAATAACCCGACTTTGATTTGTGCTGATGGACAACCCAACCGCCCGGCCATAAGTCTTGACCCAACCCATCCGAGCCGATCAGTTGTAATTGGTTATGATTTTCAAAGGGCGTCATAAACCAGCTTTGGGGCACCCACTCCAGATTGACGGGTACGCGACTGCCTTCGATCAATTGCCATTCGATGGTTTGAGCTGCATAGCCTTTAAGGATGGCATCTGCCATATCCATAATGATTTCGGCCATATCGAGATGGGCAAGGCGTTCGGTAAGCCATTCCGCAATTGCGGCTTCTTGTTTGGTGGCATTAACCGGAGGAGTGATTTTCCATGCGACAGTGGTCAGGGCTAGTTTGCGCTTTTGTAGTTCAGCAAAGATATGGCCGTCTTTTTCTTCCATATCTGCGGCTAGTTCGGCTTGATCGGTTAGTTGGTGTTGTTCGGCATCAGTCATTATTTGAGCCAAGCGATGCGGGGTTAGCCCACTGGATGGGTGTTCGTCATAACGTAGACTTAAACCGGATATACGGGCTTCGTCAGTTTGTACGGTATCCAGTGCTGCTTTTTCAAATGGTTGACCAGTTTTGGGGTCGATGATATTGCTTTTAGCCATTACCAGGCTCCTTGCTTGTTAAAGTGGCCGTCAGTGCGATAGCCCATCTCATTTGTTTCGTTCGCTTTGGATGCGGCTGTCCAGTCGGCTTCCCATAAATCTTCAAGTGATGCGGAATAGGCCATTGCTATGGCTATGGCTGCATCGCCGTGACGACCTTTTTTTTTGTCAGTTTGGCCGTCGGGTATTTTTGGAATGCCTTTAATTATTTGTATGGCACGCAGGTCATTGAGAACGTCTGCATCTTTAGGGATGCTTATCGTGTCATCTTCAAAGGCGGCTTTCATTTTTGGCATGTTTTCCAGGTACCAGCCTTGACTTAACATGACCTGCTCAATGCGGCTACCGTATTTATAAGCAGCTTGCTCAGCCAGGTACTGCCCGTTGCCTCGTGCGTCGAACTTGCCCGCCATAAAACGCGGTAGGCGGTCGCAAATGTAGTACACAATTTGTTCTTGATTTTTAAAGGGGATATTTTTAAGCTCCACTAAAAATGGCACGCTGCGTTTAAGCGTTTGGCTTAATGCCATAGGACTAAGCACGGTTAGATCACCAGATCTGGCAAAGTCTTCACCAAACGCATGTTGCTCATCTGGGTTTAGTCTTTCAAGCAAGGGCAATAGATTGGTGCGACACCAATCCTCTATTTCCGCTTTGCGCAAATGCTCCGGCCAGGTGTTAAATTCTGTAGTGCCTTCATATCTGATAATAGGCGCATCAAACATGCAGGACTCAATTAGCATGCGGCTTAGATAAGAACCACCGCCTTGTTTGGGTTCACAATAGTATTCTTCTAAGGCATCTTCTCGGGTTGCGGTGTCTTTGAGCAGATTGGCTTTCCATTCATCTTCAGCAGCTTGAGACCATTCAATGCCGCGAATCTGGCAAATGCGCTTGTAAAGACCTTGCTCACAGGCATCATCTAGCGTAATGCGGTGTACTGAATAGCGTTTCTTTTTTGCACGTGAATCCTGAATAATCTCATTAAATAGATTGTCCCAGCCGTTATGGGTTGAAATGATGCGAACCTTGGCTCCCCACATGGTTAGGGCGAGGGCAGCCTTTAGAACCTCGGCTAATCGCTCATGAAAGGCAGCCTCGTCGATGGTGACATTACCTTGGCGACCACGAAGGTTAGAGGGGTTAGAGGATAGCGCTTGGATCTTAAACCCTGAAGCAAAGCGAATGTTAAAAGTCAGGATATCTTTATCTTCATCCTCAAATATTTCCTCTTCGATTTCTCCCGCTGCTTTATTGAACATCTTTGCCCACATGGCACATGCATCAATAAATTCGATAGCCATCTCTTTATTGGAACCAATATAAAAATGATTGGTACCGCCAGCTGATTTCTCAGAGCTGGCACAAAGTACTGCATCAGCTGCTTCCGCCCAAGTTAAACCTGTACGACGTGATTTTTCAGCAATCTTCAGAGGGGAGTCATCTGCTATCCATTTTTTTTGATATTGAAGCAGCACCTCGTTTGAGTCATATTCGTAGATGACATCATGCTCAACTTGAGCAACCTTAGTCATCATGTAATTCCTAAGATTTGGTTTTTAATAGATTGAACCGCTTCAATTGTCAGGCCTTGTGACTTGGCAGCATCTTCCATTGCATCAACAGCTTCTTGTTGAGCACGTTTACGGATTTCGGCTTCACGCTTGGAGTTGATTGAGGCGGCGTTTTCAAGCTGCTGCATGGATAGGGCTAGGTTCTTGATCATCTTGGCGAGTTCGGGTGCCATGTCTGGGTCGATGGTTTCGCCTTGCATTTTTAAGATGATGTCAAACACCATGGTGCGTATCATCTCGTTTACGAGCTTGCCGACTTCACCGGATTGATCTTCACCGAATCGATCAATGTACATTTTGGCGACTTCGCGTGATTCACGCAGCTTTGCACCGACTTTTTCCATTTTCCGGGCATAGCGATTGACGGCACTTTTGGAAACTTCAATGCCAACTTGAGTGCGCTCAAGCACTTCATTAATTAAGGCAGTGGCCTCCATTTGGGTGATGCGCGGGTCACGCAACAAGGCTTGCAGTTGCTCTAAAATGTCTTGTGGCAGTTTTTCGACAGTGGATTGGCGAGCCATATTAAAACCCCTTGCGAGCAATGCCGTGTGCATTAACGGCACCTTGAGCGACATCTGCACCGCGTTGAGTCAACTTGGCGATGGTTAACCCCATCACTTCATCGAGTTCGACCATACCTTGTTCTTGCAGCCAGGATAGCTCGGTTAATAGCTTGTCGCTTGAGACCGAATGCCCAACTGATGACAGTGCGCGCCGAATCACGTTGGCGTTATGCGCATAGCCGGGGTCTTGTTCGAGCACTTCTAAAATAGTGCGGCGTTGGTCTTCTGTTTCGAGTTGCGCAAAGTTTTTGTGGCTCATTTCAATGTCCTTTTGTAATCAGATAATCGTGGATTCGTTTAACCGCTTCACTGGTTTGTTTAAACTCACCAGACAGGGTGTGCTGCTCGTCAGATAGCTTGTTGAGCCGGTTATGGATTAGCACTAAATCTTCTTTTTGATCTTTCGGCAGTCGCTCTTCCATGCGAATAACCCTGTCCTTGATTTCGTCATGCTTTTGCACAATATCGCTGTGCTTGGCTAAAAACTCGGTTTCAATCGATTTGATCGAGCTGGTATTTACACGGCTCCTGCTTGTCACAAAAATGTATGCCGCTAAAACGACTGTGCCAACAAAGTTGAGCACAGCTATCCAAAACTTCCAGAACTCATAATCAATATCCATGCTAACCCCGCTTAACCGGGCGTGAGCCAAACCACCAAGTGACGGCAGTGGTCGCTAGGAAGATACAGGCATTAACAACATCTCTGAGCATGGTCTGTGCTTCACTTGCATCAAGCCACTGGCCATTATTGATTTGCATTAACTGATAAGAGATGACGGCCATCAAGATCGCAAAGTAAAGGGTTAGGGTCGGTCGCATTAATCCGCGTATTGCATCCACAAACCCACCGCCATAGGTTGCTTTATCCATTCTGTAACTGGATTTGACCAATGCCATTTCACCTTGCTCAACGTCGGCAGCAGCTTGGGCTTCGGTAGCCAGTCGGTTTTGACTGGCAACAGCAATATCCCGTTTAGTTTCGGCTTCGACTTCTTTCATTCGCAAACTATGTTCAAGTGTCATTTCTTCTTGGTCGAGCTTGCGCATTTGCAGTTCAAACGCTTGCTTGGCTTGCTCTGCTTTGTGGTCTGCCCACATTTTGATGCCTGTGCCAAATACGCCGAGTAGGCCGCCTGATGCTGCGGAACCAATGCCCGCTAAAATAGTGCCGATATCCATTAGTAAACCTCCAAATAAAAATCTTGTCGTTGCGTTGCTTGGTGTAATTTTCTGAGCGCTGCTCGGCTTGCCAAGCCTGCGACTTGACCATTAATGGCACCGATACGGGATGCGGGTAGAAAACAGCCCCAGGAGTCGGTGCGATAACCTAAATCAGTGTCGCCGGCGTAATTGCCCCCGTGGATTAGGATGCCGGATCGACCTGGTACGTCGGTAATGTGATAGACATCGTGATATTTGCCGGAGCCTGAGCGGGGTAGATATTTAACGAGATAGCGGCCACGGGGGATGCGGGAGAAGTTGGGTTGGTTGTCGCGCTCGGGCAGTTCCATCATGTAACAGATCTTGTGGCCGTCGAGCATTAACATGCCTGGCGTGCCTTGGTCGGATGAGCTGGCGCTGTATAGTCTTAGTGTTTTCATGCCTCCATTTTAGAGGCATAACGATAGGGGTGAATTTCAAGCGCTTGAGAAGATTTTTGGGCAATAAAAAACCCGCTTTAAGCGGGCTTTAAATTTAATTATAACGGTTTTTTAAGCCGCTTGTTTTGATTGGTTTTGCAGTTGATCGAAAACCTTTTCCTCTTCGTCTTCGAGCAATTTAAGCAACCCACCGATATGGTGTAGCTGTACAAACATACCCGCATCAGCTGCCTGTTCACAGGCTTGTAATAGTCCAGCGATGGCTTTACGGGCGTTGTGGATTTGCCAGAGGCGGTCGATGATTTGACTATTACTCATGATGCTGCTCCTGCTTGTTTGATGCGGTTTTTGATGGTTTCGCCGGAGCAGCTGTAGTCTTTTGCTATGGAGTTGTAGCTTTCGCCGTTATCTCGGCGCCGGATCATGTCGTCCAGTTGCGCGGTGGTGTAGTTTTTGGCGGGGAGCACGGGGCGTTGTGGGCGGTCGATGATGCTGAGGTCGGCCAGCTGGTGCTGATGCTTTGATATGATTGGTTTGGAGGTGTCGCAGAGTTTGGCGATTTCGGACTGAGTCAGTCCGAGCTGGGTGTAGCGGTGTATTTGCCCCAACACAGGGTTGCTGTCGAGCAGGCTTTTAGTGAGTTGATGGATGGTTTGGTCTTTGGTTTCGCGCACTTCTCTGAGCATTTTTTGCAGTTTTGGGATTTCGGCACGGGCGTGGTCTTCGACCTGAATAAAGTATTTACGGGCTTGGCGGCCTTTTTCATTACGCTCGGCCATAGAGATGTGTTTGGCGGCTTCGATGGTTAAGAAATACTCGGTGTATTCACGACTTAATAAACCCTTACGCACAGTTTTGTGCGTTGTAAAGTCTTGATTTTCTTCAAATCCTAATAATTCAATGCGTCGTTTAATCCATTGGTCGAAGCGGTCATTTACTTCTAAAAACTGGTGCAGTTCTGTGGCGGATACGGTTTCGGTAAAGCCATTGCCAAGGTCGGCGTAGTTGATGGATAGGACTGAGGTTTGATTTAAGTTGATTTTGCACATGATGTGACTCCCTGTATTACATTAAGTTACCCACTATCTGGATTAATGGGTGTTCGGGAGGTTCAGACCTGACAGGGCAGGCTGGCTTATTTCCCCGAAGGGTCTTGTATTAAGCCAACTCCCGAACATGGTGTAATGCTCGGAGTTTGGATACAAAAAAACCGCCAATAATGACCAGGCCTGGTGATTATTCACTCAGTTTTGCCTGATTTTGGCGGTTTTAATTTCACCGCCTGTAAGGGTCTGAAGCCTCGGTCACTATATTACTGGTTTTTTTGGGTTTGTCAAAGTTTTTTGGGTGCCCTTGTCGCTGACCAAACTAAACCAGTCTGAAACCCCCTATTTATCAGGGTTTGTGTTTAGTATGGTCTGTTTGGTTAGGTTGGTTAGTTCTCTATTAGATGATATAGCGTGGCGTTTTTAGCACCTTTTTTGGTTACCCAGTAAAGGTCTTCAAACTGTTCTAGCTTGGTACGCATTTGTTTATGATCAATTGAGTAACCTGCCTCCTCTAGTAGATCGCGCTTGTTGATACCTGGTTGTTTGGCAATCACTGACTTAATATCTCCAATAAATATCCTATCGGCCTCAGTAATGCGTGCGACGGTTAGGTCAATTAACGATAAGGATAGATCGCTGACTTTGACTGATAGTGCCGTATCCTTGACGGGTAGGCGTTCTTTTTCTGAATTTAGGATGACGCGCAATTCGCCTTCTTTTGACTCTGTTTTTTCGATACGGTACATAGCATCAACCGCATCACGGATGTTGTTTGAGCCTTGGTAGTTTGATCCTGATTTATTGGTATGGCTAATGATGATAATTGTGGCTCCGGCGTCACGCAGGTCGGTAATCTTTTTCATGGCCTCGTTGGCTTTGTTGTCATTGCCAAGGTCAAAGAAGTTTTTGAGACTGTCTAGTACTATTAAGGTGTCTTTATATCCATCTTTTACTGCGCCTTCATGCATGTTATTGATCATATCTGATGCGTGCAGGTTGGTAGTTGAGCGGTGGATATAGATGATGTTTTTGCGATATCCGATAAGCTTTTCTTGTAGCCCTCGTTCCGCAATGGCTATTTTTGAGTTGTCGTAGTCAAGATATAGACACCTCATTCCGTTTGTTAGTGCGTATTGTGCGAGCGCAGTGGTAACAAAGCTTTTGCCTTGACCACCCTCCGCATATAACAGGGTGACGGTTTCTTTAGCGATACAATTTGGGAGCAACCATTCTATTGTTTGATCGCTGGCAAAATGGTCTGGCGTAAGGGCGTATTGTCTTAGTGATTCAAACATTATCGGTGTCCTAGAATAGTTTCTTTTGACGTAGGTCGCGTTGTTTGGCGATGGCGGTGTAGATTGTTTGTTGGGAGACGCGGAATTTTTTGGCGAGCTCGGTCACATTGTCGCCATCAAAGGCTTTGTATATTTGAACATCACGGATAAAGCGGTCTAGCTTGTCGTTATGAGGCAGATAAAAGCTGACCCCACCAAAATAGTTACCGATTGATGCGACTAGCGCAGCTGATAGCTTGTGATTTTCGGCACCGGTAATGCCTGCTACTTGCTGGATAACGTGCGCGTGTAGCTCGTAGATCTCGACTAGACGCTGGGCATAGATTTTTTTCATGTCGGCAGATTCTAGGCCATCGATTGCGGCAAGCACTTGCTTTGTCGTGGCTTCGATCTGGTCGCCGAAAAAATCCTGTTGGTTTGATTCAGACACGATTTGCTTCCTCTTGTTCACGCTTTTTCAGTTCACGATGTTTCCACTTTTTAAGGGTTTCGATCATGCGACTGGCGGTTGCTGCATCACAAAACTGTGGCGCGGCATATTTGCCGTTAGTCATGCGTCTAACGTATGTCATCAATGCGGATTCTGATTTGTCTCTGACAATGCCAAGCTCGTGCAACTCAATCCAAAGCGCACGTATCTTGTCGGCCTGAGACGTTACACGCCGTTTTTTAGGGCCAACTTTTTTCCTCTTTGGTTTCCATCCGAGCTTGATTTCCAAATGATGCAGCACGGCATTGCGCTGGCTAAAGTCGAGATCGGCAGCAGAGCGTTTGCCAGTGACTAGCTCTAGCATGTCACGATAGGTTTCGTCATCCATGCCCAAGTCTTTTTTGGCAATCTTAATCTTTGCGATTTGAGTATTTCTAACAGTGCTCATTTGATTCATACCTTTGAATTTCATTAATTAAAACGTCGATTAAATGGCGTTCATCGGCGCTTTAATTAATGGCCTGTTTGACCAGGCCTGTGGTTATTTGACAATTTGATTGGTTATGTCGTCTTCGTATATCCATCTTTGATGGGGCTTTAAATCGCGGCACCAGCCATGCACAGTGGAGAATTTGGCTATTTTGACTAGGTACCAATCGCCATCTTCCAATTCTGAGATAATTATGGCGCCGGTGTTGCGAGTTGGCTCTTCGTCATGTGGGTGTGATTTAATCATTTTTATCTCCCATTTCCAGTGCATCCCATCCCATTTGTTTGGCGAGGATGCGTTCTTTTGCATCATTTATCCGTTTGGCTTTTTCGACCATTTCGGACGATAGCTTTTCATTTACGGCCTGAATGTCATAAGGTTTGATGTCCTCGTATTTCTCAGGCCTTGTCCATTTTGTTAGGGCGCTCATAAACCCTCCTAAACCGCTGCTATATCTAGCGGTATTGCTTTGTAATTTTCACTGGCTCCGATTCGCTCATAAATGCGAATGTAGGTTTTTGAGCCAGACACCTGAATGCTGTCTTTGATGGCTTCCATGGCGTTTTGCCAGCCTTTATCTTTGATTTCTAGCTTGAGCAGGCTAAAGATACGGGCGGTGTTTATTTTGCCTTCTTTGTCGGTCTGGAAGGCGTGTTCAACCAGCGCACGGATGTTGTCATTGGTGCCTTGTGTCCATTTATGAATGCATTCATCAATGAGTTCTTTGGCGACCTGCAAACGCTCGTCAAAAACAATGTTTTCGCTTACCGCACGCTGGACTTTAAAGCGGCCGTCGTAGCTCATTAGAGTGACATTGCCTTTTTGACCACCCATTTTGACGTCGTATTTCTCAGCAGACAGATCAATAAAAGCCTCAATATCACCAAAGGTTTGGCTTTTGAACTTTGCGATTGCTTTATTGACTTCTTGTGCATGACAAACGATTTCTTGAACGATGTCGTCCCGCTGTTTGTCGATGTCGCTAACAAGACTGACAGGGACGTAACGCCCAGAGCTGTCTTTCATGTAGTTTTCTGGTGAGTCGATATTCATTTAAAAGTGCTCCTCTTCTGTGTAATCTGGCTTGTTGATGTTAAATATTGCTATTGATAGCACCCCGAATATGCCGCCAATCATAAATGCGGCGATTAAACCTAAGCTGTATGCAAGTGTCATCGTCATTCTCCCTTATTCGATTCTTGGCCAAATTAATTCGGCTATTGGCATGCCGCTAAAGCGGAGCTGCTTGCACATCATTGATGATCCGAGCTGCACCGGGTTGGTTAATAATCTGTCGTCTTCTGGTGGTTCGATCGTGATAATTGGGGTATCCGTATCTACGTCGACAGTAATGTGTAGCGGCGTAAGGTCGTGGGCGTCGCAAAATGCGATTGCGCGTTGGGCATTGGCGGTCTTGTATATCATGTCGCATGCGGCACGTTTTTGGTGTAGGTCAGTTACTTTTGATTCTCTGTTCATAGTTGTTCTCCATCTTTGATAAAGTTTTTGGCCAGTTTTAATGCGCCTATAAGTGCTTTGACTTCGTTCTCTTCCAGTAATATAGAGCCACTTTTTCCATCTAAAACAAGGCCTACTTCAATCGACTTTTCTCTATTGCAGGCTTGTACAGCAATCCAATCAGATTCAGCGCGTTCAGCCGAACGTATATGGATTGATAGTTGTGGAAATGGCAGATTTTCTTTTGCCATAATCATTCTCCTGTTAGGTCAGCCCAAGATGCCTTTAAATGTTTCGTGGTTATTTTCTCGCCCTTAGCGAAGATACTTGCCAGTCGTATAGCTTTATTTAGCCCTCTCAATGCCCCTGGCCGACTTGCAATATCTTGACAATAGATAGTCTCATCTTTGCCTAGCTGCCATGCTTCTGCAATCATGTCGACGTCTTTTTTAGTTGGTCTTGTCAATCGCAAGCGCTTTCCAATCCGGCTAAATAACTGCGCATATTCTGCGGCTCTACGTTGACCGATTAACTGGCCATACACAGATTCATTGCCTAAAAGAGCAAGACCAACGCCCGACAGTTCTGCTAGCCTCCTTGCGTTTTCCAAAGCTCTATCATTTAGGAACTGGGCTTCATCGACAATCAATAAACCTTCCGTATCCGTTAGGCGCTCAATAATTTCCCGTTCCAGCTGATCTGCATGACCTCTGGGGATACGCATTCCACAGGCATAGGCCACTGCACGAAGAAAAGACCCACCCGTATTGCGAGATGGTGTTGCCTCAACTATCCAAACATTATTGGAATTGGCAGCGTATTCCTTTATGGCAGTGGTTTTAGAAACTCCTGCGCCACCATAAATAATGACTAGATCAGATGCTATGTGCGCATAGGTCAGTGTATTAATGATTTTCTGTGCAGTTGGTGTTGGCACAAATTTCGGTGCGGTTGGCAAGGTAGATGCACTTATTTTCTGCGCATTTTGCTTGTCAAACCATTGCTTTATTTTGCGCTCGATTTCGTTGTTGTCACCTTTATATACGCCTTTGCGCCATTGGCTTAAAGCAGATGCGTGGACATCTGTTTCCTTGCTAAGTTTGGACTGACTCATTTCGCCTTGCATTAACAGGCTGGCCACTTTTCCTCTTAAATCTTGCTCAATTTGCATGTATAATCCTTTTTAGATTGGTTATTTTTGATTGATCAGTGGTTTAAACGACCTTGAAACCCTTATTCCATTGCGTTTAAACCGCTATTTCTTTGTTCTAAAATCCTGCATCGCTTCATAAAAATTACTCTGATAATCTTCCTCCTCCTCCTTTTTTGGCGCCCCTAGCGGATAAATGCTTGTGGTGTCTTCATCTTCAGACAATGCATAACCGTTAACCACTTTAGGTTGTTTTTGAAACTCTACCTGCACAGCGCCTGCACCTGGTAAGTCTGACTCTGGTGTGATTGGTTGCAACCTTGCAGCCGCTTTAATATCCATTTGAGTTTGGGCAGCAGATGCAATCTTGGTAGCTTTGGCAAAACGATTTCTTTGCTTGTTGTATTCTCTGGCAGCATCTGTGTCGCGGAAACCAACGGCTGAATCAAGGTGAGCATCACATATATATAGGTTGTCTAGCGTATAGACAGCAATGTCTTTATGCAGATCATCTGGATCAAAACGCACAATGACTTTATGTCCACGATATTGGAGCAATGTGTCTGACACATATCGATTAAAACCAACGCCAGTTGCCGAACCCGCTTTTGTATTAATAGTGCCGTCGGACTTAACTAATACGGGTTCAGATTGCAACATCCATAGACGACGCTGGCTTTCTGTTGCTTTTCGAATGGTGGCTTTGGCGAAAGACTCATTAAACACTTGTTCAAAACTCTTTATACCTGCGGCCATTTCGGTTCGACGACCTTCGCGAAGGTTCCAATAAGCGATTTCACGTTCGACTACTTCTAAAAACACGGCATGATCAACGATGTTAGAGGCGTAGTTTTCGGGTTTTGCCGTCGGATTTTCACCGGTGTACGCACCAGCGAATTCTGGCACTTTATCGATGTATTCACCCAAACCACCCCGACCGAAAGCACGCTCAATTGGCTTAGCCTGCCCGTGTCCTTTGCGGGTGACTTGATCTACACT